ATGCTGACGGGCGCTATCTGATCTGCGCGGCACGCGAGGAGGAACCTGCATGAGCTATGGCAGTGCGGCGGCCTTGCAGGCCGCGATCTGGCAGCGTCTGTCGACCGAGGCCCTGCTGACGGGCGTGGCGGTGGTGGACGCGCTGCCAAAGGGGCAGGGCAAGGGAACCTTCATCCTGATCGGCCCGGAAGAGGTGATCGACGCCTCGGACAAGACCGGCGGTGGGGCGGAACATCGGCTGACAATCAGCGTCATTTCGGATGCGACCGGGTTCAAGGGGGCCAAGGAAGTGGCGGTGATCGTATCGGACGCGCTGGTCGATGCGGGGCTGGTGCTGGCGCGGGGTCGGCTGGTGTACCTGCGGTTCCTGCGCGCGGCGGCGCGGCGGCTGGAGGACGGTGCCTCGCGGCGGATCGACCTGGTGTTCCGGGCGCGCATCGAGATCTAGACTTACCAAAATCGAACATGATGCGGCTGATACTTGGGGACAAGTGGCAGTGAAATTTCACCAATCGGAGATCAGCCATGGCTGTGCAAAGTGGCAAGGACCTGCTCGTTAAGCTGGATATGACCGGCGACGGGACTTTCGAGACCATCGCGGGTCTGCGGGCGACGCGGGTCGGCTTCAACGCGGAGACAGTGGACGTGACCAGTCTGGAGAGCCAGGGCGGGTGGCGCGAACTTCTGGCGGGGGCGGGGGTCAAGTCGGCATCGATCAGCGGGTCGGGCGTGTTCCGGGACGCGGCGACGGATGCACGGGCGCGGGCGATCTTCTTCAATGGGGAAGTGCCGGATTTTCAGGTCATCATTCCCAGTTTCGGGGTCATCGAGGGGCCGTTCCAGATCACCGCCATCGAATACTCGGGCAGCCACAATGGCGAGGCGACCTATGAGCTGACCATGGCGTCGGCGGGCGTGATGACGTTCACGGCGCTGTAATGGCGAATCCCTGGACGGGCGAGGTGGCGATCTGGCTGGATGGGCAGCGCCATGTGGGCAAGCTGACCTTGGGTGCCTTGGCTGAACTGGAGGCGGCGCTGGAGACGGGGTCGCTGGTGGAACTGGTCGAGCGGTTCGAGGCGGGGCGGTTTTCAACGCGCGACGTGCTGGCGCTGATCGTGGCGGGGTTGCGGGGTGGCGGCTGGAACGGGTCGGCGGCCGACCTGCGGTCGGTCGACATTGGCGGCGGGCCGGTCGAGGCGGCGCGGGTGGCGGCGGAGATGCTGGCACGCGCCTTTGCGCTGCCTGCCGAACGATGAGCCGCGCGATCGACTGGGCGGGGTTGATGCGGGCGGGCATGCTGGGCCTTGGCCTGGCACCGGACGCGTTCTGGCGGCTGACCCCGGTCGAATTGCGGGTGATGCTGGGGCTTGAGGCGGGGGCAGCGCCCCTGACCCGGGCAAGGCTGGACGAATTGGCGCGGGCGTTTCCGGATCGGATCAAGGAGAGCGACAATGGCTGAGATCGACGAGTTCGAAACGCAGATCGCGGCGCTGGAGGCGACGCTTGGCAGCGCCGCAGGCATGGCGGCGGCGTTCGAGGGCGAGTTGGCCCGGATGCGGGAAAGCCTGACCTATACAGGGCGTGAGGTGGGGACCCTGTCGGTCGGCATTGGCAGCGGGTTGCGCAAGGCCTTTGACGGGCTGGTTTTCGACGGGGCGCGACTGTCGGATGTGCTGAAGGGGTTGGGCCAGTCGATAGCAAGTTCGTTCTATGGCGCGGCAATCCGGCCGGTGCAGAACGCTTTTGGCGGGTTTCTGGCACAGGGGATCAACTCGCTGGTGTCGGGGCTGATGCCGTTCGAAAAGGGGGGCGCGTTCAGTCAGGGGCGGGTGATGCCGTTTGCCAAGGGTGGCGTTGTCGCGGAGCCTACTTCGTTTCCGATGCGGGGCGGGCGGGGATTGATGGGCGAGGCAGGGCCGGAGGCGATCATGCCGCTGGCGCGCGGCGCAGACGGTCGCCTGGGGGTGCAGGCGGCTGGGGGGCGATCGGTCACGGTCGTCATGAACATCCAGACGCCGGACGTGCAGGGGTTCCAGCGCAGCCAGAGCCAGATCGCGGCGCAGGCCGCACGGGCGCTATCGCGCGGACAGCGGAACAGGTAGGGCATCATGGCATTCAACGAAGTGCGGTTTCCGGCGAACCTGTCGTTCGGATCGGTTGGCGGCCCCGAGCGGCGGACCGAGATCGTCACGCTGGCCAACGGATTTGAGGAGCGCAACAGCCCTTGGGCGCATTCGCGCCGCAGGTATGATGCCGGGGTGGGCCTGCGCAGTCTGGATGATGTCGAGGCGCTGATCGGTTTCTTCGAGGCGCGGCGCGGGCAGTTGTTCGGGTTTCGCTGGAAGGACTGGGCGGATTACCGGTCTTGCGGGGCCAAACGGACGGTTCAGCCCGGGGACCAGGGGTTGGGCGTGGGGAATGGGGTGCAGTCGGTCTATCCGCTGGTCAAGACCTATCGGTCGGGGGACGAGCAGTACGTCCGACCCATTGCCAAGCCTGTGGCCGGTACGGTGCGAGTGGCGCTGGACGGACAGCCGCGTACCGAGAGCATCGATTGGACGGCGGATATGGCGACAGGGCTGGTGACGTTTGCGGTGGCCCCCGATCCGGGGGTCATCGTGTCTGCGGGGTATGAGTTCGACGTGCCGGTGCGGTTCGATACGGACCGGATCCAGACCTCGGTCGCGTCGTTCAAGGCGGGCGATGTGCCGTCGGTGCCGGTTGTGGAGTTGCGGCTGTGAGTGCGGAGGGGCTGTTCGAGCATCTGGAAAGCGGGGCCACCACGGTGGCGCGGGCCTGGTTGCTGCGCAGGCGCGATGGGGTGAAGATGGGATTCACCGACCACGACCGTGACCTGTCGTTTGGCGGAGAGATTTACCGCGCAGGCACGGGTCTGACGGCCAAGGCGCTGCAGCAGACGACGGGGTTATCGGTCGACAATTCTGAAGCGATGGGGGCGCGGTCTGATGCCGCGATCAACGAGGATGACATTCTGGCAGGGCGGTACGACGCCGCCGAAGTGACGGCCTGGCTGGTCAATTGGGCGGAGACGGACGAGCGGGTGATGCAGTTTCGGGGTTCGCTGGGCGAGATCGTGCGAGCGGGCGGCGCGTTTCAGGCCGAGTTGCGCGGGTTGACCGAATTGCTGAACCAGCCACAAGGGCGAGTGATCCAGCGTTCTTGCGCGGCGGTTCTTGGCGATGGGGATTGCCGGTTCGACCTGTCGCTGCCGGGGTATTTCAGTGAGCGTGCTGTTGAGGAGGTCGAAGAGGGCCGGGTATTTCGATGGGCGTCATTTGCCGGGTTCGATGACCGATGGTTCGAGCGCGGGCGGCTTCGCCTGCTGACGGGGTCGGCGGCGGGGGTGATCGGGGTTGTCAAGAACGACCGGCTGAGTGCCACGGGCCGCGAGGTTGAGTTATGGCAAGCGGTGCTGCCGGGCATCGCAGCGGGTGACCTGGTGCGGATCGAGGCGGGCTGTGACAAGCGGGCCGAAACGTGCCGCCTGAAGTTCGGGAACTTTCTGAACTTTCAGGGATTTCCGCATGTTCCGGGTGAGGACTGGTTGGCATCCTATCCGGTGCGCACCAGCCGGAACGATGGCGGGAGTCTGGGTCGGTGACGCCCCGGCAGGCGCAGATCGTGGCCGAGGCACGGGCCTGGATCGGTACGCCTTACGTGCATCAGGCTTCGGCACTTGGGGCGGGGACGGATTGTCTTGGATTGTTGCGCGGCATCTGGCGTGGCGTGATCGGGAGCGAGCCCGAGCCGGTGCCGGCCTATACTGCCGACTGGGGCGAGGGTAGCGGGCGAGAGGTGTTGATGGCGGCAGCCTTGCGGTGGCTGGTGCCCAGTGTCGAAGTGTTGCCGGGTGATGTGCTGCTGTTCCGGATGCGGGACGGCAGCATTGCAAAGCACCTTGGCATCCAGTCGGTGATCGGGGGGAGTGCTGCGTTTGTGCATGCCTATACCGGGCACGGGGTGATCGAGAGTCCGCTGTCAGACCCATGGACGCGCCGCGTTGCCGCGCGTTTTGCCTTTCCGGAAGGAGTGCTGTGAATGGCGACGATACTTCTTGGTGCAGCCGGTGCCGCGTTGGGAGCCGGGTTCGGCGGCACGGTGCTGGGCCTTTCGGGTGCGGTTCTGGGACGTGCCTTGGGCGCGACACTGGGGCGGGTCATCGACCAGCGTCTGATGGGCGCAGGGTCCGAGACGGTCGAGATGGGCCGGGTCGAGCGGTTCCGCCTGATGGGAGCGTCGGAAGGGGCACCGGTCGGGCAGGTTTATGGGCGGGCCCGCGTGGGTGGACAGGTGATCTGGGCCACCCGGTTTCTGGAAAGCACCGAACGTTCGGGCGGCAAGGGTGCGCCGCGTCCGAAGACCGAGAGCTTTTCCTATTCGGTCAGTCTGGCTGTCGCGTTGTGCGAAGGGGTGATCCTGGGCATCGGGCGGGTCTGGGCAGACGGGATCGAGGTCGATCCGTCAACGCTGAACCTGCGGGTTTATGAAGGGACCGACACCCAATTGCCCGATCCCAAGATCGAGGCTGTGGAGGGCGGCGGACTTGCACCGGCATATCGAGGGATAGCCTATGTCGTCGTCGAGGACCTCGACCTGTCGGCCTTTGGCAACCGGGTGCCACAGTTTTCGTTCGAAGTGATCCGCCCGGCGCAGCCCGACGATACGTCGGAGGTGCCCGACCTGCGGTCGGCCTTGCGGGCGGTCGCGCTGATGCCGGGGACGGGAGAGTATGCGCTTGCGACGACGCGGGTGCACTACCGGGGCGATCCGGGGACGGGCCAGTCGGCGAACGTGAACTCGCCTTCGGGGGTGACGGACATGCGAGCGTCGCTGACGCAGTTGCGCACCGAATTGCCCGGGGTGGGTTCGGTGTCGCTGATCGTGTCGTGGTTCGGGGACGACCTGCGGTGTGGTGAATGCCAGATCGTGCCAAAGGTCGAGCAGACGACGCGTGAAGGTGTGGGAATGGAATGGCGGGCGGGCGGCATCGCAAGGGCGGCTGCCATGGAGGTGCCGCGCGTTGCGGGCAAGTCGATCTATGGCGGCACGCCTGCGGATCGCTCGGTAGTCGAGGCCATCGCGGCGGTAAGGGCAGGCGGGCAGGAAGCGATGTTCTATCCGTTCATCCTGATGGAGCAGCTTGCGGGGAACACCTTGCCCGACCCCTATTCGGGGGGCGTGGGGCAAGCCAAGCTGCCATGGCGGGGCCGGATCACGCTGTCGCTGGCACCGGGTCTGGCGGGCACGCCTGACCGGACGGCTTCGGCAGAGGTTGAGGTAGCCGCTTTCTTCGGCACCGCGCAAACGTCACATTTCGGGGTCAGCGGCGGCAACATCACCTATTCCGGCCCTGCAGAATGGGGTTATCGGCGGTTCATCCTGCATTATGCGAAGCTGTGCGCGCTTGCAGGCGGGGTCGATGCGTTCTGCATCGGTTCGGAGATGCGGGGATTGACCCAGATCCGGGGGGCGGGCGACAGTTTTCCTGCGGTGGCGGCGATGATGCAGCTGGCGGCGGATGTGCGGGCAGTGCTGGGACCTGCGACCAAGATTTCCTATGCGGCAGACTGGACCGAGTATTTTGGTTATCACGCTGACGGGAATGTCTATTTCCACCTTGATCCGCTGTGGTCCCATCCGGCCATCGACTTTGTCGGCATCGACAACTACATGCCGCTGTCGGACTGGCGCGACGGGGCGACGCATGCCGACGTCGCGTTCGGATCGATCCACAATCTGGACTATCTGACGGCTGGGGTCGCGGGTGGCGAGGGTTTCGATTGGTATTATGACAGCCCCGAAGGGGCGGCGGCGCAGAGGCGGTTGCCAATCAGCGACGGGGCTCATGGCGAGCCGTGGGTGTTCCGCTACAAGGATCTGAGGGGGTGGTGGTCGAACCCCCACCACGACCGGATCGGCGGGGTGCGTGCCATTTCACCCACGGGATGGATCCCCGAGGCGAAGCCGATCCGTTTCACGGAATACGGCTGTGCGGCAATCGACAAGGGCACGAACGAGCCGAACAGGTTCCTTGATCCCAAGTCGTCCGAATCCGGGATCCCCAGGTATTCGGACGGTCGGCGCGACGACCTGATGCAGATGCAGTATTTCCGGGCAACGGCACTGCATTGGGGTGATCCTGCCCAGAACCCTTCGTCGGATGTCTATACCGGTCAGATGGTGGATATGGCCCGGGCGCATGCCTGGGCTTGGGACGCGCGGCCATTTCCGGCTTTTCCTGGCAACGTCGATCTGTGGGACGATGGCGGGAATTATTCGCGCGGGCACTGGTTGACCGGGCGGTCAACGAACCAGTCACTGGCTGCGGTGGTGGCCGAAATCTGCCAGCGGTCGGGCGTGGATGATATAGACGTATCGCGCCTGGACGGGATCGTGCGCGGTTTCGTTCCAGACGGAGTTGGTGCGGCGCGGGCGGCGTTGCAGCCGCTGATGCTTGCTTATGGCTTCGAGGCGTTGGAGCGTGATGGTCAATTGGTGTTCCGCCTGCGGGGGAACCAGTTGGCGACGGCGCTGGATGTCGGTCGGCTGGCGCAAGACGATGCGCTCGACGGCGATCTGGAGACGACGCGGGCACCCGAGGCCGAGACGGTGGGCAAGGTGAGGCTTGCCTTTATCGAAGCCGAAGGCGACTACATGTTGCGACAGGCCGAGGCGACATTCCCCGATGACGCCAGTCTTGCGACGTCGCAGACCGACCTGTCGCTGGTCCTGACGCCCGCCGAGGCCCGCAGCGTGACCGAACGCTGGCTGGCCGAGGCGCGGGTGGCGCGCGACGGTGCGCGGTTTGCCTTGCCCCGGTCGTCGGCCAGGCTGGGGGCGGGCGACGTCGTGGCGCTGGACGGTGTGATGTACCGGATCGACCGGATCGAACAGTCGGAGGCGGGACTGGTCGACGCTGTGCGGATCGAGCCTTCTGTCTACACAGCGTCGGATGCGGCGGAAGAGCGGGTGATCCCGCGCCCGTTTGCGGCGCCC